AACCCAATTTACAAAAGTACTTTTTTAAGTATGGATTAACCAATAGTTTACATGAAAAATTGTCCCTTCCCTATAGCAATTTTTTTATTTGAGGTAATACCATTGTGGAAAAATTCATGGTCCAAGAAGGTTTTTACCTTTTCTTCTACCTGTACTTCATACTTACGCATCTCTTCCTTTTGGTAAAGTGCTAGCATTAAAGCCATTACACGGTCAAAGTTACCATCAGGATTATATAAAATCAACTCTTTAAGCAAAGGTACGCATCTAATCTTATGTGAAACCTTAACATCACCCTCATATGTTCTTCTAAGCCAGCTGTTAATCAATCCTTCGCCATACCTTTTGATTTCCATAGGCATGTGCATACCATAACCTCTGTCTACAGTACTAGATGCTACTACATCTTTTACCAGTTTAGGTTGCTTAGCAAGTAAATAAAGGGCTCCACATGACTCAAAGTAGGTAAACACACCTTTTTTCTCATTTTCATACAAGGCCAAAGCATTATAGTAAACAAGTAATCTTCTACAATTCTCATAAAAGTCATTTGCCGTCTCAGGCCTTCCGCTATATTCAGCTACTATTCTATTTGTCAGATTATCTAGCAGGATGATAGAACCCAAAGACCCAGAATTAGACTTATCATGGTCATAAGGGTCAATACCTGCGATGTAACGTCCCCAAGGTATATGGCCTTCATCAGACTTAATTGGATGTTCATATATAACAACTGAGCCTTCTGTATTAGCTTCTGCTTTAAGTGGGAAATCATATATAGGTCTGTTTTTAGCATTATTCCTCCACTCAACTTCTCCCTCAGGTGTAATAGCTATATCTCCTATCCAGTCTGCATCTGCAAGTTTAGTAGTCTCAATATGTGCAAGAGTATATTGTAGATCTTTAAGAGGGAATATATTATTAGTCTTAGAAAGAAATACCTCACTAGGTACAATCGGATTATACACTACATACTCATCATATGCAGACGCATCCTTAGCAAGCTTCTTCTTCTCTCTCTGATCTTCTTCTCCAGCTTTAGCTAATGAAAAGTTCGTATTACCAAACTCATCCTTATAATTAATCTTGGTATAAGTAGCAGGAAAGAATAAAGCTATCTTTCCTCTGTTCTCATAAATATCCTCAAATACCAGACAATCATACGCCTCTGGGTCGTAGAACATCTTTTGAGCTGCAAGGGTGCCACCACCAACCATGTCACCACCAGTACCAATATACAGAGTGGAACCAAATTTATAATTATTAAGGCGTTGAGTATTTTCGTCAGCAAAGTGTGACTCAATAAGATTTTCCCAAAGACCAATTTCTTCTCCTATTTTAACTGTATTACGACCACCCACACCTGCAAGTGGTTTATCCTTGTAAACCCTAGGCTTAAAGCAACTTCTGGTACCTACCATCTGCCATTTACCACCTACCTTCTTCTTGTAGTAGTTCTCTGCTTTCTTACCAATAGCCCAAGTTCCTGCCAAAGTCTTAAGAAATGGTGCTGGATAGTATATACCATTGACTTCCATACCACCAGGGTAATTATTAAGTACGTCTTGAATCTTTGTAATAAGGTCATTAACATAAGGCGAGTTATAAGCAGACAATAAAATCTCTGCAGTTTCTTTTGGTACCTCTCCAGGAGTGTACTCTTTCTGCCCGTCTGTCAAATACTCATGAGCTGCTACATTAGCTCCCCAATAAGATTTACCCCAACCACGAGGACCCAAGACAAGCAAATTCTGAGCCTCATTATTATACAAAGGTTTACCTAAATCCTCTTTCTGTTTCTGCCTAAGGAAAGACCTAATATCATCTACATCTCCTACCTTCTCAAAGCCAGACAATCCTCTAGCTTCAATCCAATAGTAAGCCAAGTCCCAAACATAATCCAGATCCCAAGGCCTATCCTTCTTTCTACTTTTCTTGTCTCCAAGAACTATAGTAGCATAATTAATATAATGATATAACTGGGGAGGGCACCATACTCCATTTATCCAAACACCTTCAATAACCTTCTTTTTCTCAGACCTCCAGAAATCCAGATAGCCCTGACTAAGAGGGTGCAGTTTAGGTACAGATGGTAATGCAAATGCCTTCCTATTGTCCCACATTATATCTCTCCTTTTTCAGTAAGACTTTCCATAGCTCCACCAAGCATAGTACCTGCTTCACCATCTTGTACAAGTCTTGACATAATCTCTTCATATTCTGCATATAGCTTAGAGTTAGACAAAAGTCTCTTCTCAATCTCATCAGCAGTCTCTGCAGAATACTTTAAAGTCTTCATGTACTCAGTCTTTTCATTCATAAGCCTTTCCCACTCAGACATCTGCTTCATAGGTACAGACTTGTACCTTTCCCAGTCCTTAATATACTTATCAAGCTGAGACCAGTCAAAAGATTCCTCCTTCAACACATCTTCAGCTATAAGCTTCTTTCTTTCAGGTTCAGATAAAGGCCTATACTTAGACTCAAAGTCAGCATAAAAAGCCACTGCCCACATAAGTTTGCTAGAGTGGGATTTATTCTTAGACTTGTCCTCTATATAAAGCTTATTATACAGGGCAGGGGCTTTAAGCTGTGGATTTACTTCCCAAAAGTTTGCTAGTAAATCCCATGAATCTATTACTTTCATCTTAGAGTAAGATCTTCTTTAGGTTCAGGTAAACCATTAGTACGTACAAGAATATAATCAAAGTTTAAAGCCTTAATCTTCTTAACAGCTCTCCTAAGATTTACATCACTAGTATATCCTTTATCAGAATATGCTATGACATTGTTCTTCCTACCTAATAGTCTCCAGAACCAGAGTTTACTACTCATACTTTGAAAGTAATACAAAGTATAACCTTTCTTAACCATTTTATTGTAAGTTTTCCAGCTTGTAAATAGTAGTATAGAACAGAGCTACAATCTCATCTACTTGATTCTGTACATAAGTCTCAGAACAAATAGCTTTACGCTCAGTCTCTACATAACTAAGACACTTCTTTACATAAGTAAGTGCGTTACCTACATTACTATCTACAGAATGAGAATAATCATACTTCAGGATTCCATACTTACCCTGAATAGATTCTGCGAGAGCATCCACCATGTCAGGCAAAGCATCATAAAGACCACCAAGTGCCATATGCATAGCAAAAGCACCTGCACCTTTTGTGCACAAATGATAAACATGGACTTGCATACTGCAGCCCAATAGATAAGAAATAAATTCACCTTCTTTAGAAGATTTAGACCCCATAGATTTGGGAGGTTTTGGTAGGTTCATAATATTATAAGCGTTAGCCATTTTAGTTTAAAATAGATTTAGCACTGTCTTTAATAGCTTGCTTGTACTCCAACTCATCCTTAATGTAATTCATATCTACTTTCATGAGTACATCAAAGTCACGAATAAGAGCAAACTTCCTATTATACATTTTAAAAATATCTACGTTCATTGGACGCAAAGAAACCCAGTCACCAATTTCTATGCCCTGTACTTTATCTCCTGTACTAATAACAGGGTGAGCAATAGATTTAGTTTCTTCAGAACTAACAGGCAGAAAAATCCCACCTGAAGTCTTAAGGTTCTCTACAAATTCAATAAGCATATGGTCACTCATAGGAGTAAAGTGCTTACGCATTTTTTCGTGGATTTCCACGGTTACTTGATCTTGGTTTGACATTATTTTTAGGTTTTGTTTTACACTTTTTAACTTTTGGCTTAGAGACCCTACCATAGAACCTCTGTTTAAAGCCTGCCACTCTTATAGTACCATCCATCTTTAAATGGACCATTTCATCATAAGGCTCCTGTAATACCATCCAGCCTATATCCTCATGAAATATCCTACATCTTGAAAGATCAATAATACCCTTATCTGTAAAAAAATTATCTACTAGCTTGACGTCAGACAAATGCATTACAGTAACACCTTTCACATTCCTGCGAATGATTTTATCCTTCTCTCCAGTAAGATGCGTAATGTACCTTACCTGAATAGTCCCACCACCTAGTTTTACAATGGCCATTTGTCTTTAGGGCATTTACCGTTTTGAGTCCTAGCCTTAGCTTCCAATACACATCCACAATCTCTACACCTACTACCTAAATTAACATTAGGTTTAGTAGTATTAGATACACAATCCTTACATACCATCAGCCTCTTCAAAGCCTTCTCCTCTATCTCCTGATCCCTTACTATCAGGTTGCTCCAACCTTCCACTATATCTGGAAAGCTGTTGAACATATCTTTCAGTGTTGACATACTTTAACTTTCTTAACGGTACGACGAATTTTCCCATTTTAGGAACCATAATATTATGCCCCTTTTCTTCACGCATAGTACTTACAATCATCTCAAAGACAGACCTAAACGCCAGTTCTACATCCTTTTTAGAAATTCCTGATTTCCTAGCCACATCCTCATATACTTCCTTCAGCTCTAACTTCATTTCTCAAACTCAAATGCTACAAATAACCTAAACTTTCCATCCTTAGGATAATTAGTCAGCTTAGGGTTTAACCCATTAGGTTCTATAAGTCCCTTATCTTTTAATCCTTGCAGCAACTTCTCAAATAACCTAGCATTAATCTTCATCTTCTTACGAATAGCCTCCAAAGTATTCTTTGAAAGTAAGTATTCCTCTAGCACATGAGTAGGATAATCCTTATGTGCAAAGTGCAAAGTCAATAAAGCAGCTAGTATATCAATCTCCCCCTTACTAAGATGTAGTACAGGATTCAGCCAATTTAAATAAGTCACAAAGAACTTATTTCTAGGCGTTTTGATAGTTATCATGCACCAAATATAAAGGACTTCCTACATTAAAACAAAAGAAAAAGCCCAACTCATTGAGAGTCAGGCTAATTCTTGGGTTGATGAGTATCTTTAGAACCTAATCTATAAGCAACACCTTTGTCCTAAATTAGAAAAATCTACCTTTTCTAACTTTATTATTTTTGCACACTTATGCCCTTGGGATTTTCATCCTTTAAGCACTTGCGTGCATCATTTTACTGTCTTTCCTTCAAGTCGTCTGAGCCTTTCAGCTTTTACCGTTATACTGGAGGCATCTCTATCAACCCTTAGCCTTTAACCCAGTCAAGAAGCGTATGAACAGTAAGGGTTTTTCACTTGTATTCCAAGGTTTATTACCCCCAAGAGAGTCTGCCTTTGTACTCCAAGTGTGCAGGAGTAGGTCTAACAGACGAGTCTTGTATTAAAAAGTAGCTTACGGGCTACTTTTGCATGACATGCGGGGCAAATATAATACTCATTTTTACAAACACCAAAAAAATGTAAAAAAAAGTTATGGGGCTATAGCATTTTTAACCCTATCCAAACTAGGATTGTGGCAAAACCTCAACTTTTTATTAGATATAGTCCATATCTCCCCATTATCCAAAGCACAGGTAAACAGCAAATCATGCTCCTGACTATAATCTATTACAAGAAAAGCATACCCCTCCATTTTATGCTCAATAGAATAGATAGGTATCATAGGATTTAATTGTAGCATATACAAATATAAATTTTTTAATTTTTTTATGGGAATTAGAGGGAGATCCACCTCCTAAAATGCACCCCACCTAAATCTTGGGGGAAAAGGGTCCCCCGCTCCAAAACTATCCAACATGAACATGTTAGAATTACTGCAAAAGCAGCAAAACGAAGTTACTATTCCTACTGGAGTTGTAACTTTCGAGGCTAAGATTGAACTTTCAGCACAATCTAAGCCTTTGTCAGGTGTTATTAAATTAATAACTGACAAACCTACTAAGAATGGTAACTACCGTTACATTCTTACTACGGCTGAAGGTCATATCAGGTTTTACTCTAACGCAAAACTTGATACGCAAAGCGTTGAAAACCATTCATTTGGTATTCAAAGTCTTACTGACGATAAGACTGGCGAGAAGAAAACTCTCTACTGGTATTAACCAGTGGGGAGTTTTCCCCTAATTGTATATACAATG